TGAAATATCTTGGCACGAACATCCTAACTCTAAATATTCTTTTGTTTATTATTTGCATAATCCGAATGAAGAAGGGACTATGTTTAGAGAGGTTAAAAAATACTATGATTGTGTGCATTATTCAAAAGGTGCTGAAAATACTTTGTTAAAGTTTGACAGTTCAAAAACTCATTCAACACCCAATAGTTATAAAAAAACAAAAAGATATATAATATCATTTGATGTGAGATAGATTATGAACTTTAAAAAAAATAAATATACAGTTATTAAAAATGCAATATCTAAAGACTTAGCTATTTTTGTAGCTAATTATTTTTTAATGAAAAAACAAGTTTATGATACTTGTATGAAAGCTAGATATTTTTCACCGTTTGAAACTATGATGGGACAATACGAAGACCCAAAAGAAGGTCAGATACCAAATACTTATTCACACTATGCAGATATTGTTATGGAAACTTTAATGTTAAAATGTCAACCAGAAATGGAAAAAGTAACAGGTCTTAAACTATACCCAGCTTATTCTTATGCAAGAGTTTATAAAAAAGGTGATGAACTTAAAAGACACAAAGATAGATTTAGTTGTGAGATATCTACAACTATGAATTTAGGCGGGGATGATTGGCCAATATATCTTGAACCAGATCCTACAAAAGGTGGTATGAAAGGTCGTGCAGGTTATGTATCTGATAATACTAAAGGTGTTAAAGTAGATTTAAAACCAGGAGATATGTTAGTTTACTCTGGTTGTGAACTAGAACATTGGAGAAAAAAATTTAAAGGCAAAGAGTGTGTACAAGTTTTTTTGCATTATAATAATCGTAAAACACCTGGAGCTAAAGACAACATATTTGATAAACGCCCACATTTAGGACTTCCTAGTTGGTTTAAAAAATGAAATTTGATTTTTTCCTTCATAAAAAATTTTTAACTTTAAAGAATGTAAGAGACCTTTCTAAAAAAATTAATAAATATACAGATGCAAGTTACAAAGATACTTACGCAGAAGGAGTAATTAAAACAGCAGATGTTAAAGTAATAGAATACCGTCACATAAAAAAAGAATTACAGCCAGTGATAGATGTTATTTATGATACTAATAATCAACATTTTGGTTATGATCTATATAAGTTGTTTGATTCTAAAACTTTTAATTTAAATGAATATTTACCTAATAAAAATGTTGGATATGATTGGCACATAGATTATACAAAAGCACATGCTGAAGATATTAAATTAACTGTATTAATTAATTTATCTGAAAACAAATATCAAGGTGGTGACCTATCAATATATACTTGTGGTAAAATAGATTTTTCTGAACCAGGAGATATTTTAATTTTTAAATCTTTTATGTCACACAAAGTAGATAAGCTTCTTAAAGGCAGCAGAAAAACATTAAGTATATGGATGGAAGGTCCTTGTTTTAAATAATGGTTTTAGATTTATTTACAATACCTGTGTTTATTGGAAATATAGATATTAAGAAAATTAATTTAAAAAATCAAAAGTATAAAAAAATGTGGTTATCTAATACAAAAACTTCTTACGATCAATCTTTTAAAAATGTTTCAGACATGGATAAAGATTCTCTTAAATATTTAATGGAAAGTATTATTAAGATATTAGAAGAAAAGATAAACTATAGTTTTGAATTAAGACTTTGGAATATATGGGAAAACAATTATATTAAAGATGATTATCAAGAACCTCATATTCATGAAGAATCAGATTTTTCATTTATTATATATAAAAAAGTAGATAAAGGAAGAACTGTTTTTTTAAACCCATTAAGAAATTACTTTTTGTTTTATAAAAGTATACGACATATGTTTGAAGATAAATTTACACCTAAATGTAAAACCGGAGACATAGTTATTTTTCCAAGTTTTCTAGAACATATGGTTCTTAAATCAAGTAAGCAAAAAACAATATCTGGAAATTTAAAATTTAAAAAAATATGACAGATAATAAAATAGAAGATCACATAGGTATATTTCCAAACGCAATGCCTAAAAACACATGTAAAAAATACATTAAATATTTTGAAGAGATAAATACAGTTAAACACCCAAGATATAAAAAAGCAGCGCATACTGTTAATGATACAGCTGTTAATATATACAGTAGTATTTTTGATTATGGTATTTCTGTAAAATATATAAACAAAGCAGCAAATCAAATTATTTGGAACAACTATGCTGAATATAGTAAAAAATATAGTGTTTTAAATGATATGAACAAACATGCGATTATTGATATAAAAATACAAAGAACTGATATCGGACAAGGTTATCATGTATGGCACTGTGAGAATGAAGGCCTTTCATCCAAAAGCAGATTGTTAGCATTTATGATTTATTTAAATAATGTTAAAGAAGGTGGAGAAACAGAATTTTTATATCAACACAAAAGAATAAAAGCAGAAGAGGGTAAATTATTAATTTGGCCCGCTCAATTTACCCATACCCATAGAGGGAATATGCCTATATCCAATACTAAATATGTATTGACAGGTTGGATCGAATATATAGAGTAGAATATAATACTACCAAAAATTTAAAAACCTTATATAGTGAGATATTATGCTACAAAAAATAGGTTTTCAGCCTGGAATCAATAAACAGATAACACCCACTACAGCAGAGGGTCAATGGATCGACTGTGATAATGTAAGGTTTAGATATGGTATACCTGAAAAAATAGGTGGCTGGAATCAACTAGGAAACGTAAATGAAAATGAATTGACTGGCGCTGGTAGAGGACTTCATCATTTTATTAATAGTCAATCAAGAAGATACGCTATAATAGGGACAAATAGAATTTTATATGCTTTTTCTGGAGGTGTATTTTATGACATACATCCTATAAAATCTACGACAACGCTTACTAGTGCATTTAGCACGACCAATGGATCACCAACTGTTACAATAACTTTCTCAACTTCTCACAATATTAGTCCTAATGATATAATTTTATTAGATAACTTTACTGCAATAACTGATTCTAATTTTAGTGCATCTGATTTTGACGATAAAAAATTTATGGTTACGTCTGTTCCTACTGCTACAACATTAACTATTACAATGCCTTCTAATGAATCAGGATCTGGAGCAACAACATCAGGAGGTATTAGAGTACAACACTACTATCCAGTAGGCACAGCCGTTCAAGAAAAAGGTTATGGTTGGGGTCTTGGATCTTGGGGTGGAGAGGCTTCTTCTGCTGTTACAACAACTCTTAATGGTGCTTTAGGAGATAATGCATTTGGAACAGGAGGATCAGGAACTTCTATTGTTTTAGCTGATGCTACACAATTTCCAGACACTGGAACTAATTTTATAAAAGTAGGAACAGAAGAAATTTCTTACACTGGAGTAACTGGAGGAACTACTTTAACAGGGATTACAAGAGCTGTTAGAGGAACAACTAGAGCGGCCCATAGTGACGGTGCTACTGTAACAAACACCAGCGATTTTAGCGCATGGAATGAACAAACTTCAGAAGGTCTTGCATTAGATCCTGGTATGTGGTCCATAGATAATTTTGGAGATAAAGCTATTTGTTTAATTCACGATAGTGCATGTTTTTCTTGGGACTCTAGTTTAGGTAATGCAACGGAAACAAGAGCTGCAGTTATTTCAGGTGCACCAACAGCATCAAGACATATGGTTGTATCTACACCAGATCGTCACTTAGTATTTTTTGGAACAGAAACAACTATTGGAGATTCAACAACACAAGATGATATGTTTATTAGATTCTCAGACCAAGAAGATATAAATACATATACACCAACAGCAACCAATAGTGCTGGTACGCAAAGACTGGCCGATGGATCACGGATCATGGGAGCGATTAGAGGTAGAGATGCCATCTACGTTTGGACTGACACAGCATTATTTACGCAACGTTTTGTTGGTCAACCTTTTACATTTGCTTTTTCACAAGTAGGTACAAACTGTGGTTTAGTTGGACAGAATGCATGTGTTGAAGTTGATGGTGCTGCATATTGGATGTCAGAAAATGGTTTTTTTAGATTTGCTGGTAGATTAGAATCTTTGCCATGTTTAGTAGAAGATTTTGTTTACGATGATATAAATTTATTATCTGGTAATCAGATGGTGTCAGCAGGATTAAATAATTTGTTTGGAGAAGTTATTTGGTTTTATCCATCAGCTACATCGGATGTAGTTAATAAATGTGTTTCATATAATTATTTTGATTCTTCACCACAAAGACCAGTATGGACAGTAGGCACTTTAGATAGAACTATGTGGAGAGATTCTGCTGTGTTTGGTCAACCACATGCTTTAGACTATGATGCTAGTAATGATTCATCTTTTGATGTTGTGGGCAACACAGAAGGTAGAACAGCTTACTATGAACATGAAGTTGGAACCGATCAAAATAGAAACGGAACAATTACAGCTATTACATCTAATATTGAATCAGGTGATTTTGACATTACACAACAACGAGCATCGGCTACAGGACAATCAACAGGCGTTGCAACCTTTAGAGGAGATGGTGAGTTTTTAATGAAAATAAGAAGGTTTATACCAGATTTTATATCTCAAACAGGAACAACAAGAATAACTTTACAATTAAGAAACTTTCCTATGATACACAAGTTAGTTCGTCTTTAGGTCCATTTGACATAACATCAAGCACACAAAAAGTTGATACAAGAGCAAGAGCTAGAGCTGTAGCTCTTAAAATAGAAAATACAGCGGTAAGTCAAACTTGGAAACTAGGTACATTTAGATTAGACGTGCAACCGGATGGAAGAAGATAATGGCAAAAATTGTGCAGGTAATAACGAGACCAGAAAAAGAATATAATCTACAAGTAGCTGAAGCTCAAGTTAGAGATCTTGATGGAATTGTAGAAAAATTAAACTCAACGTTTCAAGAAGAATTAAAAGAAGAGATAGAAGCATTTAACTTTTTTGTAAACTAATGGCTAATCAATTTAAATTTGTAGGTATAGATAATAACACAAGTGGAGCTGCATTAAGCCCTTTTGGATCGGGCAATCCTTTAGTTAGTGAGACTTATGTTATCAAATCTATATTGGTTACATCAGCGGGTACACCAACAGTTACAGTTACAAATAACAGTATTACAGCTATAAAGTCAGCAGCTTTGACTGCTAATGTAACAACAGAGTTATTAACGCAGCCTTTAGTAATTGAAGGTGGAGATAGCTTTACAGTGTTATCAAGCACAACAGATTCATTTGATGTAGCAATAAGTTACTTAAATATTAAAAAGGAGATAACAACATAATGGAAGTATTAAAACCAGCAAAAGTAGAAACAACGTATAGACACAAAGAAACTGGAGAGCTTTTCAAGGAAAAAAAGGACTGGGAAGCTAAAGGTTATAAGAATGAGGACATGGCTCAAGATGTAAATGTCATAATGCCTAGCCTTGATTTATTTGGAAAAACAAAATAGAATAGTAAAATGGCCATAACTAGAGCACAACAATATAGACAGATGTTAAAAAAAGGTAGTAAGAAACCTGTAGAACAAGCAGGTGTTATGAACTACATGCCATCTAAAATGGTAACCGTGCCAAAGATAGCTAAGTCATCACCAGACACACCGACAGCAAAACTAGCTTACATCACACCAGAAGAACAGAACATACTTATAGATTTAAATTTATATGGATCACTAGATGGTAAACCAAATAGAGGACCTGGTGGTATACCTTCTTTAGAAGGTGACTTTGGACCTGGTGGTACAGGAGCTTATTCTGAAGAAGGAACAGGTAGAGATGTTAGCGTTGATAAAGAAGGAAGGACAGTTATTGGTGGTGATATAGATCGAGGGGTAGATGTAAGAAAAGCTAGAAGTGAAGCAGCAGCAAAAGCAGCAGCTAAAGAAAAAAGAAAAACAATTCGTCAAAGACTAGACGATTATAATTTAAAACAAAGACAAAAATATATTAATAGAATTTTAAAACAAAGGCAGAAAAAAATAAGTGCTGGTTTATTTGATGTTGAAGATATGCCAGGTGTAGATCTTATGGAAACAGAGGATTATTTTGGTTTTGCACCAAGTATCAAGGACTATGGACCAGAAGGAACTGGTAAATATAGTCAACAATTTATAGATGATGTTTTGTCTGGTAAAAGACAATCACCAGAATTTTTTAGTGAAATAGATTTAGGAACTGTTCCTGGTTTCGTAACAAAAGGTTTAGCTGCCGGTGCAAATTTTTTAGGAAAAAAAATGTCAGGTCCCGTTACTCGTCAAGAGTTAGAACGTTTAAATAAAGAAAAAAAATCTATAATGAATATAGATCCTAGCGAAACAACTATAAATGAAATGATGGAGACTTACGAACCAAACAGATTTAAATTATTAAATCCTCCAACAGGAGGAGATGGACCACAGGATCCTTGTAGAGGACCTAACCCACCGGCATATTGTTTTACAGGTATTAGATCATCTGCACCAGTAGTTGAAGAAGAACCAGAATACGTAAACCCATTATTTTTATTATCACCAAGAATCGCAGGCACACAGTTTGCAGCAGAAGGTGGACGTATAGGTTTAAAGAGTGGATCTGTATTAGAAAGTCTTGGTTTTACACCAGAACACTCAGCAGCCGTAGATGCTATGGATAAAAATTTTACTGGAAGTCAATTTGATTATGCAGCTGCTTCAACAAAAGATATGGTAGATAGAGCATCAAATCCATTAACAGCTGTAGCAAGCGCTGTAGGTAATGTTGTTGGAAGACCTGTTTATGACTTTGTAGATGCTGCACAAAAATATTCTGATAAAGGTTATCAAGGAGAATTTAGTTTAAGTCCTCAAGGAGCAAAAGATTTTTTTGGAAATTTAGGATTGCTTGGAAAAGAATTTTTGGATCAAAAACCTGGAGTTATGATGGCAGGCGCACTTAAAGGAGGTATACAAAGTTTAGGTACAAAATTAGGTGAAGGTATTTATGATAAATTTAATACATCTGCAAAAGCAGATGACGAAAATTTTGATATGAAAGCAATGTTAGCAAAAGAAGCACAAGCAAAAAAACAAAAACAACAAGCAAAAAATTTTAAAAAAATAAAAGAAGCACAATTAGCTAAAGAGGCAGCAGCAGCTATGGAAGCAGCTCAAAGACAAGCTACAACAAGTATGGCTGAACAAAACAGACAAAGAGGTAGAGGTGGATATCAATCTGATTTTGCACAAGATAAAGGTTTTATGGGCGGTAGCGGAACTGCAGCTGAAATGGGATCTTTTGCAGGTGGCGGCATAGCTAGTTTAGAAGACATGGATAGAGAAGGATTCTTACTAGGTGGTATAGCAAAAGGATTAAAGAAAGCTGTAAGAGGTGTTAAGAAACTTGCAAAGTCACCGATAGGTAAAGCTGCGTTAGGTTTTGCTGCATTTCAATATGGTAAAGGATTAGGTATTATGAATAAATTTAACGATTTAACTAAACTTCAAAAATTTGGAGTTGGAATTAGTGTACCTTCAATATTAGCAGGATTAATGACACCAAAAGAAGATGAGGATAAATTTGATATAGACTCATATTATGCAAGTAGTCAACTTGATCCATCACAAAGTATAAGAGGTATGGGTAGTGAGTTTGACTTTTATGGTGGTCAAAGAATAGCATCAGCTGAGGGTGGAGCTACAGAAAAGAAAGAGCCTGTAGCTAAAAAAGTTATGCCATTGATAGATATGGATGGTAAAGAAAAAGATTACAGAGAAACAGGTGGTTTTGTAGATATGGGACGTATGGAAAAAGCAGACGATGTACCTGCAAGATTATCTAAAAATGAGTTTGTATTTACGGCCGATGCAGTCAGAAATGCAGGAGATGGAAGTATAGACAAAGGCTCAGAAGTTATGTATAACATGATGAAAAACCTCGAATCCGGAGGTGACGTATCTGAAGAATCGCAAGGATTAGATGGCGCACGTAAAATGTTTCAAACATCACAAAGACTAGAGGAAGTATTATAATGGCAACAGAAACAGTAATAAATCGACCCGCACCATTTGTAGAAGATATAGGTAAAAAACTATCAGAACAAGCTTTAGGATTACAAAATGTTCCTGTAGTTACAACAGGT